TGCAAGTGATGGCAAGATTTATAAATGGTCTCCTTCAGCACCATCTACAATAGGCGCACAACTTACAAATTCTCCTACTGGTTGTTCTGGTGTTTTAGTAACCAATGAACGCCATGTCGTAGCTTTAGGAGCAGGCGGAGATCCAAGAAAGGTGCAATGGTCATCAAGAGAAGCAAACACAACATGGACTGCCGCAGCAACTAATACAGCTGGTGACTTACAAATACCAACAGGCGGAAGAATACTAAGTGCAGTTAAATGGCAAACAGATGTAATTATTTTTACAGATACGGGTATTGCAAGAATGTATTACACAGGTTCTCCTTTTATATACGGCATACAAGATGCTGGTACTAACTGTAAAGCTGCTAGTCCAAGAACTATTGTTACTGCTGGTAATTTTTTATCATGGATGGGTGAAAACTCTTTCTTTGTATTTGATGGTTCAGTAAAAGAAATTAGATGCGATGTAAGCGACCACATATTTGACAATATTAAATATCAATATAGGCGTGTTGCTTGCGGTGGTCACAACTCTAACTTTAATGAAATAATTTGGTTTTATCCAGAAGGCGATTTACAAAAAACACCAAACAAATATGTAATCTGGAATTACATTGACAATGTATGGAGTATTGGTTCTATGGATAGAGGTTGCTGGATAGATCAAGGTGTATTTGATTATCCAATAGCGTGCGATAGTTTAGGCAATGTGTATCAACATGAAAGCACAACATTAAGTAATTCAGAAAATTTAGGTACAGCAGTTCCTTACGCAACATCAGGGCCAATAGAGATTGGCAATGGCGACAATTATGTGCAATGTAACCAAATACTACCAGATGAAGAAGCAAACACCTTACCAGGCGTTACAATTAGTTTTAAAGGCAGATTTACACCACTAGGAAGTGAAACAGATTTTGGTAGCTTTACATTTGAAAACGATGGTTACACCGATGCAAGGTTTACAGCAAGACAAGTACAAATGACTGTAACAGGATCAACCTCACAAACATTTCAAGTTGGTAATATAAGATTAAATTTAAGAAACAGAGGTCGTAGATAGTGGCAAGAAAAACCCTAACTAGACCAGGCGAAGATTACGATAAAAACTATCTGAATTATTTAATTTCAGAAATAGAATATCAAACAGGTATTACTTTTAACAAAGGAGAAAGAATACAAGTAGGTGGCGGAGATTCTACCGAATTAGTATTAGTAAGTCCAAATGGAACAAAATATAAGGTTAGTGTCGCAGACAACGGAACACTCTCAACCTCCACAACAGTCTAAAGAAGATTGGGAAGTAGAGTTTGAAAGGCTAGAACATCATATTGTTCGTGCATTAAAGCACCAAGATATGTATAATTTAAGTGATATTAAAGAAAAAATAAAGTCTGGATTAATGTATATCTGGCCTAACAAAGATTCAGTAATAATAACTGAATTTGCAGAATACCCAAGATACAGGGTTTTAAGTATAAATTTAGTAGCTGGAAATTATAAAGAAGTAATAGAAATGTTACCTAGTTTAGAAGAATTTGCCAAACAATGTAACTGCAAGAAAATTATAGGCGGTGGTCGCATAGGTTGGAAAAGAAAATTAAAGCCACATGGTTTTAAAGAAATGAATTTATTAGTTAAAGAATTATAGAGGAATTATTATGGCACAAGCATTACCAGTTATAGCAGGATTAGGAACGGCTTATGGCGCAATTAAAGGTGGTGGGGATGTAACTACACAAACAATTGATCCAGCAACACAAGCTCGTTATGACGATTTATATAATAGGGCAAAAGCAGTAGCTAACCAGCCATTTGTTCCATACACAGGCCCTAGAGTAGCTGGATTTAACCCAGATCAGTTGCAATCTTTTGATGCAACTAGAAATATGTTTAATCAATCTATGAGTTATGATCCTAGAGGAAACTTAAATCAATTGGGCTATCAACAAGCACCTACTTTATTAAACACAGATTTAGCTGCATATCAAAACCCTTACCAAACACAGGTTATAGATAACACACTTGGTGATTTAAACCGAGCAAGACAAATGCAAATACAAAGCGACCAAGATGCAGCAATCGGTAGAGGTGCATTTGGTGGTTCTCGTTCAGCATTATTAGAAGCAGAAACAAACAGAAACTTTGCAGATAGAGCTGGTAATATTGCTGCTAATTTAAGGTCACAAGGGTTTGACAGGGCGACAGATTTAGCTGGAAGAGATATTAACAATTTATTTAGAAACAGACAGTTTCAATCTAATATATTTGGCGACCAAATAAACGACCAATTTAGAACTCTTGGTTTGTTAAGTGGCGCAGGTTTAGGACAACAAAGATTACAACAAGGAGCTATGGACAGAGGTTACGGAGAATTCCAAAGAGCATTAAATTATGGGCCTCAACAACTTGGTTTATTATCAAGTGCTGTCTTTGGTATGAATCCAGGAATAACACAAAATTATGATCAAGGCCTTCTTGGAAGAATTGGAAGTGGTATTACATCTCTCAATACTTTGTTTGGTAAAGATGGTTTATTTAGTTAGGAAAAATTATGAGTGACGCATTACAAAATTTCGCAGATTCTTTAATAGCAATGAACGCTGGTCAATCTGGTCAGGTGGGAGGTCAGGCTCAGTTTTTAAAAAATATTCAAGCTAGAGGAATGAAAGCTGAAGAGGATAGAAAAAACAAATTAATATCCAAGAATTTAGCAATTGCTTTACAAGATAGATATCCTAATATGCCACAAGGACAGTTGGATTTATTAACAACACTTCCTGAAGTTGGTGTAAATTATCTTTTACAAGCGCCAAAAGAAAGAAAAATAATTCAGGGAGGAGATGGCTTAAACTATTATCTTGATGGCTCTAGGGTATTACCTAATGTTGTAAAACCAGAACCAAAACCGCCAACTAGCATAGATGAATATAACTTTGCAGCAAGTCAAGGTTATAAAGGGTCTTATGTAGATTTCATAAAAGACAAATCTAGTAAATCCAACATTAACATTGGAGATACTTTAGAGATAGCGATAGCAAAAGAAACCCTGGAATACGGTGCAAGAGATATAGAAAAAACCTATGAATCCTTAAGAACAGCAAACGAATTAGTACCACGATTATTGTCTGCACAAAAAATACTTCAAGATCCTGATTTTGAAACAGGGCCAGTGGCATCTGCAACACTTCCTATTAGAAAACTATATGCAGATATTACTGGAATAGAAGATAAACAGTTAAATCAACAAGAAGCATATACAGCCTTTGCTAACTTTACAGTTCCTAGAATGAGACCTCCAGGATCAGGTGCGACCTCTGATTTTGAAGCAGCATTATTTCAAGAATCAACCATTAATTTAGCAAACACTAAAAAAGGTAATCAAATTATTCTTGGTACAATGTTGCAAACTGTAAGAAGAGAAAGAGAAATAGCTATGATGAAAGAACAGTATTTTATGGACAATAACACTACGCTAGGTTTTGAAAAATATTTACAAGATAACAATTTAATAACTCCACTTTATAAAGAAGTAAAAAGTTCTGACCAAGCTATTGACCTTTTTAATAATGGTTTATTAAAAAATGGAGATGTTTATTTAGATTATATGACAACGCCTGGTAATCCACAGTTAGCCATTTTTAATGAAAAGGATATAAGATAATGGCAGACACAGATACAAAAAAAGTATTCATACCAAACATTACAGAGCAAGAACAAAATCAAAGCACTTATAATAGAGATTTTATTGGTAAACACCAAGATTTTATGCGTACTAGTGTAGGGCAAGGTGTTCTTATGGGTTTTGGAGATGAAATTGAAGCAGGAATAAAAAGTGTATTTAGTGAAAAAGATTATAATGAAATAGTAAAAGAGGTTAGGTCTGAAATAGATGCATATAGAAAAGAATTTCCAAAAACAGCAATAACTACTGAAATAATAGGATCAATTGTTCCAGTTGTTGTTGCATCAGTTCTTTCTGGCGGTACTGCAACAGGGCCATCAGCAGCTTCAACTTCAGGACGAGTAATGCAGGCTATTGCAAGAAACCCAGTAAAAACTGGTATTGGACAAGGAACACTTTATGGAGCTGGTGTTGCTGAAGGAAATCCAATAGAAAGATTGCCTTCAGCAGCCATAAGCGGTGGTGTTGCTGGATTAGCTGGAGGTGTTGGAAAATTAGTATTGCCTACAGTTACACCAGCAGGAAGAAAGTTAATTAAAGAAGGCGCAAATTTAACTCCAGGTCAAGCTATGGGTAAAGAATCACTTGGAGGACAAGTATTAAAACTTGGTGAAGAGGTTTTAGAAAACATACCTGGCGTTGGAACTAAAAAAGCCTTAGAAAGAGGAACACTAGGATATAACAAAGTTGTTGCTGGTGAAATAGCTGACATAATAAAATTTGATAAAAGTAAATTTAAAAATCTTAATTTAACAGATACCTTTGTAATGTTAGATGATGCTGTTACTGATTTTTATAAAAAATCTGCTGGTAAATTAAAATTAAATAAAAATGTAAAATTAGATTCTTTAAAAGATAATATAAGAAATGTTGTAAACAAAAGTGATTTGACGGAAAAAGAAAAAATTACAGCTTTGGCAAGGTTGCAAAAACTTTTTGAAATGAAATCTCCAACCCCATCAAAATTACACACGATAGATAAATCTTTATCAAATAGAGTTTTTAAAGGAATGAAATCACCTGATCCAGATCAAAGAGAAATAGCTCTTGTTTTACGACAAGCTAAAGAATTGTTTGATGATGCTTTAGAGCAAACAGATGATTATATAATTGCTAAAGATGCATATGGAAAAATGAGAATACTTGGCGGAGCAACACAAGGAGATGATTTTTTTACACCAGCAAAATTAGGAACAGCGGTTAAAAGAAGTGATGCCTCAAGAAACAAAAATAAATTAGCAAGAGGAGAGGCTAGATTACAAGATATTCTTAAGGCTGGTCGAAGCACAGTACAAAAAGAATTAGGAAGCTCTGGTACGGCTGAAAGACTATTACCATATATTGCAGTTGGTGCTGGAACAACAATAGACCCAGTAATGGGTGCAGGAATGGCTGGATATGGGGCTTTGATTAATAGTGGTCGTGCAAATGCGTTATTTAGAGAGGCTTTAAGTGGTGTAGGTAATTTAACTAGAGCATCATCACCATTTTTAGGTTCAAGAGTGGGAAAAGATATTGATGAAAATACTGATTTCTCAACAGAAACTTTTTTAAAAAACCCCTCAGTTTCATTAACAAACACACAAACTAATTATAATTCTAAAACGGCAGATGAATTAGAAAAACTATCAAGATTAAACTATTTAAACAATTTATTAAGCCAATAAAATAAACCATGTCCCGCAAGACAGAACGGATAGGTAGGAGTGGAGAATACCTAGCTTGCTCAATTATCGCGAGAGAAACAGACACAGTAACTATATTACCTCATGGTGCTAATGCCGATGTAGTGTTTGAATGGGATGGTCAAATGTATCGCTGTCAGGTCAAGACAGCAACTAAAATACAAAAAGGAAAAAAGAGTTGGACTTTTGATTTAAGAAAAGGATCACATAGTTTATCGCGTATATATAAAGACAACATGATTGATGTATATGCTATGGTTAGTTTGCAATACCAAAATGTTTATTTCTGCTCTTATAAAGATTGCAATAAAAAGCAAATATCTATAGATGATGAAACTATGAAAAACACCAATTCTTGTGAAAGTTTGCACAATGCTATGAACTCATTAATTAGTGCCACTAATATGCGACAACCCAAAAATGTAGTGCATTTTGCAAAAGCAAAGATAGTGTTAAGTGGTTGATTTTTAAAAATTTCTTGT